AGTGACATTATGCTCTAGCCTCCAAATCATTCATTACTTTATACATTCTCTTAGCACCTTCATTAATACTGCCACCACCCGCTGCTCTAACTGCATCAGCAGTCATTACAAATTCATTTTTAGAAAGTCTTGCAGGTACATCATCTGCTCTTTCTTTTTTACCTATCGGTACAAATCCTCCACCTCTTAAATCCATCTCTTTACCACCAAGATCCATTAGTCCACCATCTTTAGCTTCCATTGTAATTTTTTCTTTAACTTTTTCTTTTAATTTAACAGGACTTTCCATTTCATAATTTTCTCTGTAAAATTGTTTTAACTCATCCATATTCATTGGTTTTCTTTTAAATATAATTTCAAATTCTTCTATAAGATCCATTAAATCCATATCAGGCATATCGGCTACCATTTTAGCTGATTCTTTTATGTCTTGATCTTCTATGTTTTCAATTGCTGCTTCCATACCACCAAATCTTAATCCTACTCTACCACCAGCTCTGTACCCTGCTGATGAAACTGTACTTTCTATTTCATCATCAGTAAAGAATCCATAAGCTCTCATCGCGTTTCTAATTGCATCTCCTCTCATTCCAGCATCTGCTAATGCTTCTGCCTCTGCTAACGCAGCATCGATAGCTGCTTGTTTTTCTAATTGTCTTGCTTCTGCTTGCATTAAATCACCGGTTGCTGTTGCTGCTGGTAATGCAAGAACTGTTGCTTTATCTTTTAGTCCACCAGCCATACCCTCACTAATAAATTTAGATCCTTTTTCTAATCCTGTTAACGCTAAGTTTTTAGCTTTTGATAAACCAGTTATTCCTGATGATCCACCTTTAACAACTTGGTCAAATGGAATTGGACCTTTTACTGGAGCTTGAGTTACAAATCCAAAATCAGGGGTTCCCATTCCAATAGATTCTTGAAAAGCTCCTGTTCCTAAATTTGCACCCTCACTTAATTTTGCATACTCACTAGCTGTGATAGCTTTACCATCTGCACCAGTTCCAACGACTCGCGATCCAGCAAAAGTATCCGCTGCACCAGGGGCAGTCATTGCACCTGACAACGCTCCGAGTCCCGCTGATAATAAATTAATATCACCTTCGTTACCTTCTTGTGCAAGCTGTGCACCAATATTTAAACCACCAGACATTATAGCTCTTCTCATAATACCTTGTCCTAATAAATTTGATGTAGGTCCAAAGTAAGGTGCAAACGCAGCTAAATATGGTAATGCTGGTTTGATTTCATTAGGTATTACTTTGTCTAATACCTTTGATACTGGTTTGAATATTTTCTTTAAAAATCCCATACGTTTCTCTTTATATTGTCAATATTGAAGCAAGTTCGCAAAGCTTGTAAAAAGGCGAGTATAGAACAATTTACTAGGTTTTTATACATTCGTCAACGATCCTATATGTTAGTTTTACCACCCAAAGCACCTGGTCCCACCACGATATTTACACTTCTAGATATATCATCTTGTGTAGTATCAGTAACTGGGCTATCTACATCCTCTTTAGCCTCTGCATCTGATAGATATTCTCTACCTGTTTTAAGGTGTTTTATAGTTACCTCTACTCTTGGCTTATAGACTTTAACTGTTTTGCCGTCTATTTTTTGTTCTGAGTATCCTTCTTCTTGCTCTACAAATGGCATTATCTATCCTCCCTATTAATTTCTAGTACAGATGCAATAACATCTACTGCACCACTACTTGCTTGTACCTTTAATATTTCACTTTCTTTCATAATTAAAGGTTCACTCAATACTTGTTCTTTTTGATTAGCAGATAAATTAACATCATTATCTACTACAAAAATAGCTGCAGCTGCATCTACTAAAGTCACTTTGACAACTGCTGTACTACCGGCGTCTTCTGCTACTAATAAAGACTTAACAATAGCTCTAGAGTTTGATGGCACTGTATATAAAGTAGTAAGTGCTGTAGTTGTTAAACTTGTTTTTTCGTTTTTATATATATTTGCCATTAACCTAATCCTAACCAAGTAAATCGTTCTTGATCTTCTTTTTGTTGTGTTAAGTATGTTGAGTTTAATTGTTCTATTAAGATAGATAACGCTCTGTTTATTTGTCTTTGGTTATCTTCACTATATTCTTTTTTAGGTTCTGGTAATCTTACTACTATCTTTGCCATTATCCTCTCCTTCCGTCTGGTTGTAGGTCTACCTGAAACGTACCAAATCTCCACGATTCACCGGCGCCCGTATTTTCTATTTTAATATTTGCATAGCGTCCTCTGGCTCTGGTGTCAACTTTAGTTGTACTAGATGTAATTGTAAAAGGACTTAATGTGGTTGCAGCGCTTGGGTCTGCAGGAAAATCTTTTACAGATATGGTTACTTGATTGTTACCAGTTAATACTTTGAAGTTAGGTAAAAATCTACGCATAGCTAAAAACACTTCACTTTGATCTTTTTGTAAAGAAAAACTAAACGACTCAACAAAAGAAGTTAAGGCTGTTGTGCTACCATCAGGATTAATTTGATCAGTCCCCACCTCGTGTTCAAAAAATACAGTTTGACCCAAACCTGTTTCACCTTGAATAGCAGGAAAAGTTCCTGTGTTAGAACTATTAAAAGCTGTTGCATATGGTTTAGGATATACTAATGAATCAATCCAAGTTGTTCTCATTGCATTTGTATTTGTAGCTGTATACCAATTACCCATAGGTAAATTAGCATTATCTTGTCCATAATTATAAACTACGTATCTATCATTAAATGTAGCATTAGCTGTAGGGTACCACCAAATAACTTCTGTAAATAGATTGTTTATACCTGCACAAATTTGTTGACCTTTTGTTGTATCAATATCATCATAAACATAATCCTCAACAGAACAAGGCAGTGTATTAACTGTACCATCAAAAGAAAAGAATCCATTGTTACCCATCCAATATGCAACACCATCAATTTCAATTGCTGCATTTTTACCTATCAATCCACAGTTTGTACCCACCTGTTCAAAACCAAATGTAAATGGTGCACCAACAAATTTCATTGCATATAATGCATTGTCAGTCCATACCAGAATATTTTCTTTTGCAACTAATGCACCCATAATTTTTGTACCATCTTGTAGTCTTTGTGTGCCTGCGGTGTTGGTTGCTTCAGGTGTATAATTATTTATATCTTCATCAACAGAGAATCTTATAAACATATCATCTTGTGTTGTAGGTGAACCTATAGTTACCTCTGTTCCAAAATGAATTAAGTGACGTGTTGTTGGTGATATTAAAGTAACTCTAGTTGCAGTTGGATTATTTGTTGTTTCAAATCCTGATGTATTTGTTGCTGCTCTATTGCCTGTTGGATTAGCAGCTCCTGCATCCCAAGTAAATGTTTTACCATTTGCAATTGTTGCAACAAGAACTTCACCAAAATTACTTAATGACCAAAGTCCTGGTTCAAGAGTTACGGTAGATGCCTGTACCGCACTACCAAAACCTGCAAACAATGTTGCGTTTTGAACTAAAGTTCCATCAGAGTGAGCTTGTCCATTTGATGTACCAGCAGTTGCTGTTCCGTTTGTACCTCTAGTAATACCCAAAAAATTTGTAGCGTTTTTTGATGTGTATGTAATTAATTCATTTTCTACTAAAATTGTACCAGCAGCATCAAAACCAGTAGTTGAATCAACTGTAATTGAAGTTCCTGATCCACCTGTACCAGCAGTATCCGCGTTCAACGCTCCGTCTAAATTTGTTTGTGCAACACCAGTAATTGTTCCACCATAGTTTCCAATACCAAATCCATAACCATAAGATTGAGCTGCTGGGCCCACTACTTCATAAGGAGTAATAGTTACAGATCCACCACTAGATGCTGAACCTGCAGTAGCTGCTTGAATAGTTAAAGTTGTAGAAGATGGCACTGACAATACTTGAAAGTTTATATTATCAAAAGTTGCTGTAGTTACACCTGTTGTACCGCCTGGTAAAGTTGTTGCGCTTAATCTAATTATATCTCCTACAGCAATACCGTGATCCGCTGACGTTGTTAGTGTTACAGTTGTTGTTCCATTAAAAGTAAATGTTGCACCTGTAATTGCAGTTTTAAGAGGAGTTATATCAAATAATTGACCTTCAAAATATAAAAGTAAAAATTTATCTGTGCCGATAGCTACATATCTATTGCCGTCTGTATCAACGAATGCGTGTTGTTTTCTAGCTACACCTACGATTGTATCTGTTAAAAGAGAGGACCAACCACCTACTTTTTCTGGTAGGCCATATCTAAATCTTACATTATCTGAGTCAACCCAACGCCCTTCTGCTCCGACTGAGGTATCTTGTTTATCGATTCCAGGAGCAAACTTAATTTTCGTAAGCACTGATTACTCCTATGTTGTTTGGTTGTATACGTATTGCCAACCTTTGGTTGCGTTAGTGTATCTTAATTTAATCGATTGATTGTTAGATGTTAAATCTAAATTAGATGCAGCACCTCTTATTGGTTGACTGTTTCTATTTACAATTACTTTGTTTGAAGCAAATCCTCCAGTTGCTGATACATCCATTATAGATACTTCATCACCCATACTTGGACTAGCTGGTAGTGTGATAGTAACTTGAGCTGCTGCTGTATCAATTAATAAATTATCACCAGCCACTGCAGTGTATGCAGTAATAGAACTAGATGTAATTGCAAAATTACCTTTTTGCAAAATATCTAATCTTGCGTCTGTTCCGTTAGAATGAATTAACATTGTAGCTCCTACAGGAACAGCTATTGGATTTGATGACCCGGCTGTTTTAATACTTAATGTATATTTGTTTGCTGTAGTTCTGTCTGTTGCATCTTGAATGACGTATAATCTTGTAGCTGTACCACCTGTTGTAGATGCAGGTATAATTAAACTAATGTTAGCTGTCATTGTGCCAGTTAATTTAAGATAAATATTTTTACCGTTTGATGTTGCACCATCTGATAAAGCTAAAGTAACATCTGAACCAGATGTCATTGCTACATCAATTACACCTGATGTTGATTGTTGTAATACTTGTAAATTAGTATTTGTAATAGTTCCCCATAGACCAGCTTTTTCACCGGTTGCTACAAGTTCTAATGCTAAATCTGTTGAAAATGTTGATGCCATATTAGTACGGTTTTATTGGTGTCCAAACCATTGTTGCTCCTGGTATAATTTCATTCCACGTAATAATCCCCACTTCGCCTGTTCCTAATGTCATAGCGGTAGCAGGTGCTTCTATACTCGCAGTTCCAGTAATAGTAACAGATCCAGTACGTATAATCAAGTTGTTTCCAGATGCTTCTACATTAGCGTCTGCAGAAACTGTAACGTTACCCGTTCCTAAAGTTAGTGGTGTTTTAGGTGCTTCAAGATTAGCTGTACCAACTATTGTTACTGTTCCAATACCAAGTGTTAGTTGATTACCAGTTATATTCTCTGTAACTGAGTTAGCTGTAATATTAGGATTACCTATACTAGCAACTAAATTGTTACCTGTTGTTATAATTGTTACTGTATTATCTGCTCCTACTTGAGATATAGGAAGTTGTGATATTGCGTCAAAACCTAAATTCATAAATGTCCTTAAAAGGAGACAGTC